TATGGTTCGATAAGTTCTGGCGGTCTTGTTTAGGCTTGGAGCGATGTGGACGGTATGTTCCGGTTCGGTGGGTTCTGGCGGTTTAGGCTGGGATTGGCTTCGTGCGGTTCGGTTCGTTATGGCGGTCAAGGCATGGTGACTTAAGTCGAGTTATGTTGAGTCACGGTGTGTTCCGTTCGGTTAAGCTACGGCAACCACGGTGGGGGATCATGCAGATTTCCCACCAATTTAAATTAAATTGGAGAGTAAAATGGAAGATAGAATTGATTCAGTTTGGAACAAAGATGAGCGTCAGGAGATAGTTGATAATTATCTCGCTGAAACTGGTCGTAATATGTTTAAGGTAGATGAGTTTACAGATTGGTTAAAGGGCAAGCCAGAACATAGGTGTTATGATAGGTTTTTTGGTTCGGGTGATGAAGAGGCCGCGAGGCAATATCGCATGGGCTTGGCGCGTCAATTGATTAGTGGTTTGCGTATTCAAGTTCACATTCCACCAGTTGAGCAGGTTGATGTTAGTCAGTTGGCGACAGCGATAAGCTATGAAGCCCCTGCCTTTATCAGTCCTATGTCTAGTCGTAGGACGGGTGGTGGTTATGTTCCATATGATCCAGAAAGCGAAGAATCTCGCACTGAGTTGCGCAGGCAGGCCGCGGCTGATTTGGCGCGTTGGCTTAATCGTTACCGTGGTTGCATTGAGGCGCATGGCGTTAGTGTCCACCACATTGAGGAAATGTCTACAGTCTTGAGGGGTGAAGAGGAGAAAGCCGCATGAAGATGAGTGAGAAAGACATGGACAAGATGCTTGACGAGGTGTTTCGCAAGGTATTTGGGGAGCGTTGGTGATGGATGAGAAGCCAACATTCCGCTACTTGCTTGACCGATTGGACGAGGTTAAAACGCAGTCTGATCTGGAGGATATTAAAGACGAGGTTGAGGGGTTTTTGCCCCTTGACCGCTTTGAGGAAGACAAGGGGTTTGACGTTATGACCGCTGTTGATGAGGTTAAGCGTGACTATGTGAGCAGAGCGGTGAGTAAAGCCCCGACATTGCACGAGGCGGCAGATTTGCTCGGCTTAAAGAGCTATCAGGTTCTTGTAAATTGGATGAAGCGGCTTGGAGTGAAGCGATGATTGAGTTCTTTACTGTGCTGATTATTGATTACAAGCTACAAAACAAAGACATGGAAACCCGCGTTTGGTTTGAGACTGAGCGCCATTGTCAGGCGGCGATGGACAATAACCTAGTTGAGCCTTTGTATAATCACTTGCTCGATTTGTACGGCAATGACATGATGATGAAGTGTTATGTTACTGAGGAGGCTTCGCATGATTTGGTTAGACCGAAACTTAGACCGAAGGGTTTGAAGTGAGTCTGAGTCCCGAAAAAACGGAGAGGATCATTAGTGATCTTCTCCAAGAGTTGCCAGAAAAGTTTTCTTTATCTGATTCGCGCAATTTGGTTTGCGAACTTTTATTCGGGTTAGGTATAAACCCAGATGATTTACCGATTTTTCTCCTGCTGGTTGTTGATGCTTACATGGGTGATCGCGTAGTTGATCGAATGGAAGAAAGGTGATATAACCCGAATAAGTTTATTCGGAGATTATTATGTCGCCCTTTATGAGTTCGATTCGACAACAGGTAGCGCCAAGGCAGGACTTTGCCTCTAGCGGTATTGGTTCTCTTAAAAACTTACTTGAGCGGCGTACCCGCGATGTTCCTCAAGAAAATATTTATGGCAACATGGTGGGATCGTTGTCTCAAGGCACTCCCGACCCTATGCCGATGAACCTTAGTCGAGGTCCAGAAAATTTTTTCGCACTTAATCGACCACAACAACCCCGCCCCCAAAACCCGTTTTTATCTGCGCTTAATCGGGTTCCATTGACCCAAGGTCCAGAGAACGCCACGCAACCTGCACAGCTTCAACCCGCTAATCCTTTTGAGGGTAACGAGCAGTATCAGGCGTTGATGGAATATCAAAAGTCTATGGCTCCGAGCCAAGAACAGCAGGATCGTTTGTCCGAGTTGCGCACAGCCTTTGAAGATACGGGCGGCTACAAGGATTACCGGATCAGCCAGATGGAACAGCAGATGCAACGTATGCGTCAGCAACCCCGAATGGGAATGGGGCTTGGTGGTATGCGCCCGACTGGAATGGGAATGTTTGGCGGGTTTCCGCAACAACCCCAGCGCAATCCTTACCAGCAAATGCCAGTCCCGCGTGGCGGATATAACCAATTTAACCGAGTCCCGATGCAGCAGCCAAACTTTATGCAGCAGCCTAACCCGAACAACTATGGGGGTTATGGTATGCAGCAGGCCCCGCAGCAGCAATATCAAATGCCGCAGCCACAATATCAGCCGTATCAAAATCCGTATCAGCAGGCGCAACCGCAGCCGCAACAATTCGGTGGTTATGGAATGGGTCAAAGCATGGGTGGGTATGGCGGTTACGGCGGTATGTCGAACCCGTATCAGCCACAACAATTCGGTCAACAAAATATGAGTCAACCCCAACAATTCGCTAGTTTCTACTAAATCTTTTTGTTAAAGGTTTTGCGCGGATGACTTCATATTAACAATCGTCAACACGGGTATGGTTATTGTTGGTTCGTGCTACCAAATTGCGCCACAGTTTAACTGTCACGGTCATCCGCACGATAGCTTAACATACAGTAAGTTTACAAACTTCGCACTGTCGCACGACCTTACTGTTTTCTAGTTGTGTTTCTTTAAGTGGCAGGGCGCACTTAGGGCAAAGGTCTTTATCAAGCCTTTTTTGAAACATGCCTTCTTCTTGTAGCTCAATCAGATTCATGTCTAGGAAGCCTATATCTCTTTTTAATTCCCCGTAGCTTATCTACAGTTATAGACATTATGTCAGCCGCGTCATTTAAAGATAGCTCTTTTTTAAGTAGCTTGTTTAACATTTCGGCGTCTTTGGATAATGCCATTTTAGGCCGTCCACCTAGCTTCCCGTTGATTTTGTTTAGCTCGTCTCGCTTTGCTCTCTTATGTGCAAGCTCAAGTTTGGGGTTTATAGCCTTATCTATGATGTTTTGCTTTTCCCATCGTTCTCTATAAAGCTCTTCATACGTTCGATAGTCCATTAACTTTCCTTTCCAGTATGTCAAAAAGGGCCTCGATCTCCCCTATTCTTTGAAAAGTGGGGGTATCGTGACCCTTTTCGGCTTCTAGCTTTGCATTTTTTATGCACCGCTTTATTCTTTCAAATACAACAACGGTATCTACGTCCATCTTGCATCGCCTTTGAGAATTACTGCATTCCCGACAATACCTGTGCCACATAGCTCAGTTGCTTCTTCATTGAAGGGCAGACCTTTTAGAAGTCCTTCTTCATTAACAAGGATTTGGATGTCAGGATTTGTTGGTGATCGAACCATCTCGACCATACCTCCAACCATTTCCTGCGCCGCCTCCAGCGTTGGCTGTTTGTGTTCAAACGTTTTAATCATAACGATCTCCTTTTACTAGAACTTGGTATATGTACCACATACTCCCACGACAATCAAGAAAAAAGTTAACCGGGTAGGCCCGGTGATTAACTTATTAACCCGAACAAATCGTCGGCTTATATGTTATCCCGGCCCGTTTCTCTTTCATATTCACCACGAGATAGTGGCCCATCCATAGTTCCCAGCCACTTTTCAGAACCGCCTGCCGTCATTGTGTACTTACGAATTAGCCCAGCTTCACAAGCATCCGTCACTGCGGATTTAATTGTTGACTCTCTGCCTGCGCTTTTCAGGTATATTGCGCATGGTTCTGGCGAACTTGATTCATGGATAGCGGCGTATATGCCATCATGCACACCGCCATGAGATACTGCGCGTCCTTCGTTCTCTCTCATGCGAACGAAATCAACGATGTGGGTCATGCGTTGACGAACAGTATGGGACATTGCGAGCGATCTAATATCGACAGAGCGATCTTCCAGCAAGCCAGTGTTCGGGTTACGAATGAAGTGTCGTATGTCACGATTAGCTGGCCCGTTTGATTTTACGACAGCGCCGTCGAACACACCGTTTCTTGTGTATTCTATACCCAAATCTTTACACCGCTGCTTTCCTGTTGATTCGTCAACAGACCAAACCGAGAATGCACAACGCACGCCATCAACAATAGCGGATGTACCCCGAATGAGGTTACGAGCTTGTTCAGGTGTTTTGACTGGATCGTTGTCTTTGATCTTCGCCATGTGGTGATTAACCATAACGGTTGCGCCCGTTTCGGTTGCCATCTGTGCCAACAGCCCCATGAATGCGGCTCCTGCCGCGGGATCGGCGTTTACATCTGCGTGAACAAACGATGCCATAGGGTCAATAATGATTAGCTTTAGGTTCGATAGCTCAAGCATTTGCTCATAGATGCGCTCGAACTCTGCACCCATTAGGTAGCTACTGTCGAACTTCTGCATGATTGGAAACACGCCACCGAGGTTTGGTAGTGGCAAGATGCGCAGTTGATGATCGTAATGCTCGCGGTATCTCTTGGGATCAAGGCGCGAGATACGTCTGTGCATTTCGTCTTTATCGTCTTCTGCTGTGATTAGGATAACATCACCATGCTCTGCTACGAGGCCACCGAATGCGTTTTGCATAGATGCGCCCGATGCGACTTTCATGGCTAAATCCAGTGTCATCATGCCTTTACCGCTATCGCCTGCCGCGGCAAACACTGCGGGAACTCCGAGCGGAATGGTGTCACCCACCAAGAAATGTTGTTCAGGTGGTGATCCGACAAAGTATTTATCGACCAACAGGCTTTCGTCTAGCAGAGATATTGGCTTTTTGACTTTGCTTTTCTGTGACTTGATGAACTTATCAATGTCAAAGCCCTCATCAATAGCGTCTGCGGCGTCCCACTTTTCTTCTTTTGTCGCAGGAATTTGCAGAGTTAACGTGCTTTTCGCACCCGCTTCTTTGGCTTGTGCCTCTACAATCCGAGCTAATTTCTTGCCTGCCTCATCATTATCAGGCCACAAAACCAATTCTTTATTGCGCAGTTGCGTGAAATCAAACTTACTGGCTGTGTTTTCAGACAGCATTCCTGCACCCCCAATGGTACAAGTCGCTGTATATCCTAGCTGTGTTAGAGCATCTGCGCACTTTTCCCCTTCGACCCAGATAACCGTGTTCGCGCTTAAAACGTTCGGGATATTGTATAATGGTCTAGGTTCAGGAATGCCTTGGCGACCATCCATGAACTGACGGAATTGTTTCTTAGGCTTCCCGGCACTATCCCGAACAATTTCTCCGGTTGCATCACGATCAAAGTATTTTCTAACTGTTACGAGGACAACGCCATCAGCATCAGTGTATGAATATTCGTCTTCAAACGGCGTGCTGGGACTGATTGTACGCTTTTGTTCGGGTTCTGGCTGCACTGCTGGGGGTGGAGGAGTTGCCATTACTGAGAAATTAACTGGATTGTTCGGCTTAACAATGTTTTCTGGCGGAGCAACGTAGTCTGCTGAGATGTAATCTTTGAAGTAATCCACGCATTCAGATAGGGAATATCCGCGTGCTTCTTTAAATACCTTACAGATGCCACCGATGCCGTCACCAGACTCAAAGTCTTTGCCTGTCAGGAACCACGGACTGCTAATATCAATGTTTATGCGCAGTGATTGACCCGCTTCGCCCTGCAATGATCCGATGAAAAACTCTTTGCCGCGCTGTACCCCTTGAGGGAACGTTTCGATTAGTGCGCTCAATTGGACACTACGGGGAACTTCTCTTGAAATTCTCTCTGTTACCTCTCTGGGCGTCTTGCCAAAATTTAAAACATTCATTATCTTGTCCCTATCCACAACTTTACTACTAAATATGGGATGCCGCCGTCCAAGCGCGTCCCATATTTTTTACCCATTCCAACAAGTTTCACGAAATTCGCAGAACTTGCATAGGAAGAAATCTTTACTTTGAGCGATACGGGGTAGAATGTCACCAGCTTTTGATGCCGTCAAGATATTCACCGCCCTGTCGCTTGCCTCTTGAGCCAAAGCCTTATTGTATGGCACTAGCTCATAATACACTTCCGAGGTGTTTTTATTGATTACCGTAAACAACGCAGGGTTTTCGGTTAGCTCCATATATGTCTGATATAGTGCCAACTGAGTTGCGTATGTTTTGTTCGCCTTTTCTACACCGTGACGCACAAATCCTTTGAACTTGCTGTCGTTTGCTGACTTGCATTCCCACAGTGCGGGATAACCCATATCAACATCACCACCACAGATCACGCCATCTATGTGACCGCGTATCTCACCATCTGCGATTGAGAACCCGAACTGGCCTCCGTCCTTGTCTTCCGTTCTAAGATCGAAATTAGCGTCTCTCAGCCACTTTGCGGCGTAATCCTCAATCTCATGCCCGAACTGAAAGATGCGCAGTGTCTTGGCGCTAAACGCTTTGTCAGGGTCTATTGGGTAGTTGAGGTATCTGTATTGTATTTTGCGCGAGCATTCATCGCCAATACTGGATGCGCCGATATATTTTCTGCGCTCCCTCTTTGTTTCGTTAGAAACGATAGCCTTGTCCACGGCTTCTTTGATGCTTTCCGCTACATGATCCACCCTAGAATGGG